TCATTTATTTCTCCTCAATTTTACTTGATAAATTATTTAAATCCCTTAAATATGCTATAGCTTTTTCTAATAGTTCAATGTCATCTTTCATATATCCTATCCCACTATTACACCATTGACATAACAAACCTCTTACCTTGCCTGTCGTATGACAATGGTCAACACTTAAATTTTTCTGCCTTTTATTACCTACTGATTTGTTATTACAAATTGCACATCTATTGTTTTGTGATTTTAATATTCGGTCATAGTCATCAAGTGTCATTCCATATTTGCCCTTCATGTCCTGCCTCCTTCTTGTTATAGGGTTATATGATTCTTTCATTTTTTTGTTAACACATTCTTTACAGGCATAGGCAATACCATGTGCATATGTTCTGTTCGCATGAAATTCACAATATTTTTTTTCAACTTTACAGATATGACAAACTCTATATCCTTTTTTGTGTGGGGTGTGCTTGTTTCTAGGATTTAAACATTCGTAGCAATATTCTATTTGTGTTTTGTTTATTTATTTCTCCTGTCTATATCTTCCCACATTTTTTGAGCTATAAGACTGCTTTTACATCTTTTCATACAATCATTACAGGGATAATCTTGACATTTTCCATAGCCTTCCATGACCATAGTGCAATCCTCCGGTTCAAACAATTCTTCTAACTCTTCAGCGTTATATTTTCTCGGCATTATTTTCTCCTCATAGCCATTGTTTCTAAAGAATCTGCAATTCGTTCTAGATGTCCATTCAAATAAGCTAATGCTATTTGAGTTTCTTTTGATAAGTTTATTTCCCTACCTTTTCTCTTTGTGCTTTTGCCAAACCCCGTGCCAAAAGCTTTGTTAACTTCATCTAACTCATAAGGACTAAGTTCGTCAAGATTACTTCTTGACAAATCTACTTCACTTATGTCATTAAGATGAAACTTTTTATCTCTTCCTATTGGCAAGACATATAAAGTTTTTTGTCCCCACATACCTTCAGAAACTCCAAAGAGTTGCCCTGTTATTAACTTGGTATGCCATTTAATGTGACTAAAGTCTTTTATTTCCATTTATTTCTCCTCTTTAATAATTTTTGTTGCTAAACTTTTTACTCTGAGATTCTGTAATCATTTTATTTATTGTTTCCTGTAAGACATGATAACAGATTTCACTTTCTTTTAAGCAATCGTCATACAAGCATAGAAAATGAAATTGAAAATCGTTGGTGTAATCAAGTATCAAGGTGGTTGTTATTCTTTCTCCATTCATACTTGCTAGACCAAATACTTGTTCGGCTATTTCTTCTGTTTCTTTATCGTTTTTTGTGTCTACATCAATTATTATTCTAGCCATTTATTTCCCTCTATTTTTTTTAAACTGTCTGCTATATCTTTCATAGAATTTGCTATGTCTACTGTCAGATAACTTTTGTCTAGGTTATTGATTTGATTTGCTATATCAAGCAACCTATTATCAGTCTTTTCAGTAAGATCTTTAATAGCATTTACTATAAATTCTATGCCTTGTAATATATCGTCATCTGCCATTCATTCCTCCTTATTTTCTACAATCATGATTGATTGAATTAATTTTTCTTTTACACAAAATGCACTTCCATGAGTTAAGGTATTTCTTCCATAGAATATCCTCATTTGCTTGTTTGCCAAGCAATTTATCCCATATATTTTTTAGCTTAGTCAACTAGCTCCTCACATTCCTCACAAAATTCGTAGTCATGGTCTTCCTCAACTATCATTGTATCGGGAAGATCATAAAGGTTTACATACCATAGAATGTCCTCATCTGTCGTGACATTGCGAAATGCTCCATCAAACCAATCTAAGAACCAATATTCTATCGTTGTGTAGAATTTCCCATTATGGTATAGCCTTAGCTCATCACTTGGACCACCCCATGAAAATTGTATCCTGTAATACCCTTCCTTTTGGTCATTGAAAGCGTGAGGGTACACATAGTCAAGGCTTAGAACAGAGATATGCTCATTTTCCTCTAAATTCTCAACCCAATCATCTGAGTCCATGAAATTAGATTTTCTAAGGGCTTTAATCCCTGTTATTATTCGCTTTAACTGATCGTCTATTCGATCTTCACAGCTTTGCTCTTTATCTGCCATTTATTTAGCTTAATTTTTTCATAATTTCATGCTTTAAGGTAGCATTAACCTGTTATTTGTTAGTTTATTCCCCTTTGTCTAGGAAAACTACAGTGAGGGATTTAACTCTTCCTTCACTATTTTTCGTTATGTAGACAGGGTATTCCCCATCTCCATATCCTGTTTCAGTTACTACAGCAGTTCCTCTCCCTATTTGAGTGTATCCCATGCTGTCAAACTGCTTGGTAAAAATTTCTTCACAAAACTTCGACCACCCTTTATTGCTATGCAATCTCTTGTCATCACTTATGTAACAAGGATCCCCTAGCATCATAGTGCCACTATCGACACCAACTGACCCTATTCGTTCTCTTGGCATAGTTAGAGTCTTTCCCCTTCGTCCCCTAGTCTATACTGCTCACAATGTAAGCAGTTTCGACATTTTCCTACCCTGTAGGGAGCGTTCCATAATGGAGTCGCTAAGTGGTCATGTCCACTATCCCCACATTGACAAGCATAGTCTAATTCAGCTCTTTCCTCTTGGGTAAGTGCCATTATACTAGCCTAACTCCATTAGGGTAGTTTATGCTGTTGACCACATTGTGAAGTGATCTACAGCTCTCACAAAACACCTTCGGAGATTTGTACTTTGGGTTAGTAAAGTGTCTTTTAGCCTTGTAGCTGTATTCAGCTCCATCCTTGGCGAGTTTATGCTCCCAAGTCTTACCACATCTAATGACTTGACCATTAAATGCGAATAAAGGCTTTCTACAACGAGTGTTTTTCTTGTTCACTGTCATATTTTTTTTGCCTGTTGGCATATTTCCTCCATGAAAGAGGGTTAATAAATGTGATTAAAGTTTAGCTCATTCAAATCGTGTTGGAATTTGTGGTCTTTCGAATCACAGTATTCCATGTGGTCTGAGATAGAGCATGACTCATCCTCATCACTTTGACCACCTTCAGCAATCGATATGAAGTAATGATACTTGCAATCACACATATTTCCTCCTCGTTAAGGGTTAATAAATCTGTTTCGACCCTTTAGGGTCATCCTCAGCGAGAATACACATTCTCGGACAGAGAAGAACATCTCTCAGAGGCGTGTTTATCCTCTGAGAGAATCGGTTTAATCAGTGAAGGGATTACTTGGTTTGTTTCTCAGCCCAATCCTGTATCTGTTTCAGTGTCATAGTGCTGAAGTCAGGTAGTTTTGGGGATTTCTTCACTTTAGTCTTAGTTTCCTCCACCTTCTTAGCGACAGACCAAACTCCTGCCACTAGGAAGTAATTTCGACCTTCTTCAGCTCCTTCGACATACTTGCTGTCGATAGCGACTGAAGTCATCATTGTGGGGAAATCTTTAGTGCCATTCACGTTAGAGTGAACTTGGCTCTTACCCGATTTTGAAAGTTTGCCTTTAACAGCTACAGGTAAGTTAATTTCGAGGGTACTTCCCTCATAAGCAATTGTACGAGTTGAATTTTTCATACAGCTTTTCCTCCTTGAGGAATATGCACAGCTTGGCTCTGCAAATCGCAGAGTAGGACACTATGCGATTTCACCTAGTTCGACACTTGGTTAGGGTAGTCGGTTCTACTTCGTAGAACACCCTTCAGCTAGGGGCATTTCTCTTCCCTTCGCTGTACTGAAGGCTATGCCTTCAGCAAGTTTGCCTAATTTTCGGTCAGTTTACTGTCCACACCTCTTCCCTTCGTATAAGGGAGGCTTTCTCCTGTTTTCGAGCGTAGCTCTTCTCAAGAAGGACTTTATCTGACCATCTCTGAATTTTTGACCACGTTTTCCCTTGATGGGTTCCGTCTATAGGTTTACTCTCAGTACGATAGCCTTGAGGAGCTCCTACAACTTTTCCCTTCACTTTAAGATTTTGTGGTTTCCTTCTGAAATGACTCATGGATAACCTCAATTTCAATTTTTTGAAGATTCGAAATTTGTCGAATCGAATGTTGGGAAAATCATACCATGAATCAAAATAATTTGTCAAATTTCCCTTCAGTACCCTAGCAAATTTTTTGCAATTTTTTGGAGCTATGAAGGGTATATACTGAAGGCTATAGAAATGGTCAAAAAATCTGTGGATAGTAATTGTGGTCATAAACACCTAAAAATTGCCTGTTTTCAGCTTTTTTTACGAAGGAGCCTCCTTCATAGCCAATTTACCAATTTTTCCTTATACTGAGACTAATAAGACCATTTTCAAGGGAATTTGGTCTATTTAGTCTTAGCAATACTGAAGGAAGAGCATTGTATAGACTGAGAGGTATAGTGAAGGGTATATGGGGATAGTATCACTGAGACCTATAGTTTTCCCACCCTTCATAGCACTGAAGTGAAATCTACTAGCAAAAATAATTCTCTGCTCAGTGGCACTGAAGTGAAAGAAAATCTTTGCTGGATCATTTTCTCCTCAGTATTGCTATCCCGAATAGGGCAAAATCTATTCCCTTTAGCAATATGAAGTGAAAAATACAGGAAATTGCTACTGAAGGGGTATGAAGGAGGTTCACTTTATATCAGTGGACACAGAAAACAGCTAAAAAAACGCATAGCTCTCATGGTATGGCAATCTTTAGCTCCATAGCCTTCACTATATGGCAAGTTTCCCTTCAGTAGCTCTTCACTACATGAGCAACTCCTCCCTTCACAGCTCTCCTTCAGTAGCTCACGTTTTTCCCCTTAATTGTACACGCACGTCGAGGCACTTCAGTAGCTCATCTCAGTGCCTCTCAGTATGCGAAGGGCTACTCTCAGTGGCTCTCTAGGGCAACTCAAATACGCAGGGGATACAATAAGTGAGTCGCTCTGTTAACAGTAAACAATAACAGCAACAATAATAACAACAATAACAACATAAACAATAGTAACAGGGGCAAGGCTTAGAATAACGATAAATAGTGGGTGGATACCCGTGACAGACTTTTTTTGCTAAAAAACGCCCTACGTTCTTAAGTGTAGAGGGGGATAGCTAAACATTAAAGGAGAAATGCCTAAAGGTTTCCCCCTCCGGTTTAATTATATAGTAATTGCATTGCAATTGTTATTGCAATTGCAAGTGCAATTGCAATGCAAAACAGGATAGTAGCTATTATTTTGCGTATCTTAATTTCCATAAAAGAGTTATTGCTATATATATAGCTATTATATAGCTATTATAATTGCAATTGCAAAATACTTTAATATTTTGCAATAGCAATATATATGCTATGATGTCTAAAAGGAGTAAATATGCAATCTTATAATAAATTAATAACAGATAGAGCTGATGGAATAGAAGTAGAGTTAGACGAATTATCAGATCACAAAGCTGTGATGTTCAGAGACCCATCATTCAAGAAAGCGTTAATAGGGATTGGTATTCAGAATCTAGGGACAGAAACTAAGCATTATGCTGTTTATGATTATGAATTAATAATATCAGAGTTAATGGAGAAGAACGACATCACAAGGGAAGATGCTGTTGACTTTTTCAGTTTCAATACCCTAGGAGTTGGTGGGGATAACTTCCCTGTTATACTTTACCCGTCTCATTGACAGACCCTTATGCCATAGAGTATTATGATTTGGGGTGGGGTTTTGGGTTCTTTCATGCCCGTTTCCTGCTCCACCCCTTAAATTAAGGAGTTTTAATGGCAAAAGTATATTCGGAAGAAGACAAGAAACGACTTAAAGAGTTGTTTCTAGAGTCTTTTCAGTTAAATAAAACAGTGTCTAGGGCAGTCAGAGCTGTAAGAGGGTTGAGTAGAAGTTATTTCTATCAGTTAATCGAAGAAGATCCTGAGTTTAAACAGAATTATAACGACATTCGTATAGGGATCGGAGAAGATTTGGAGGCAAGTGCCTTTCAGTTAGTGGATAAAATGGTACAGAATGAGGATTATTCCAAACCTGTGCTGTTAATCACCTTACTTAATGCAAACCTCCCTGATAAATACAGGAATAATGATGCACAATCTGATGATGCGAAGACAATTGTGTCAGAATTAAGGAAAATGGCATCTAAAAAGTCCAAGGCAATCAAAGAAGCTGAGGAATTGTTAGACAATGACAACAAATGAACTAGAAACCTACCTCTATAAGAAGGTAGGGTTCGATCCAACAGAAGAACAGAAGGTAATATTAGACTCTGACAGGAGATTTATCCTTGTAGCAGGGGGAGAACAGGCAGGGAAGAGCATGATTGCTAGTAAATTCCTGCTTAAAAAAGCTTTTGAGACAGAAGGAGCAGGATTATATTGGTTGGTTGCTGCAGATTATGAACGTACTAGGGCAGAATTTGAATACCTTGTCAGTGATTTTGCACAACTTGGGATATTAAAGAAAACCTCCAAGAGAGTAGACCCCGGCAGGATAGAATTGGCTGATGGTACTGTGATAGAAACGAAGTCTGCCAAGGACCCTCGGACCTTAGCAATGAAAGCTCCCAATGGAATCATAGGGTGTGAGGCATCACAGCTTGACCTTGAAAGTTTTTACAGGTTGAGAGGTAGGTGTGCCCCAAGAAAAGCTTGGTTGTTTTTGGCAGGGACTTTTGAATCCTCTTTGGGTTGGTACCCACAAATGTTTCAGTCTTGGAAGTATGGCGTGAATGATGAGCAATCATATTCACTCCCATCATGGACTAACAAACATCTATACCCTAAAGGAAAAGAAGATCCTGAGATTTTAAGATTAAAAGAATCCTCTAGTGATGACTTCTTCATGGAAAGAATAGAAGGGATCCCCTCCCCTCCAAGAGGTGTCGTGTTCCCTGAGTTCCGTCCTGACATACACGTCTCTGACAAGATAGAGTATGTGCCTGACGAGCCTGTCCATGTGTGGATAGACCCCGGCTATGCAGGGGCGTATGCTGTATGTGCTATTCAGATTATAAACGATCAGGTAAGAGTCTTTGATGAAGTGTATGAACAGAATTTAATCACAGAAGAAATTATTAATATTGTTCAGAACAAACCTTGGTACAAAGATTTACGATATGGGGTGATTGATATTGCAGGGTATCAGCATCAGGCAATGAGTGCCCCTGCAGAAGTTTGGTTAGACAGTACAGGATTATATTTAGACTCAGAAAAAATTCAGATTAATGACGGGACTGAAAGATTAAAATCCACACTAAAACTTACAGGGAAAGGAGAGCCTAAGCTTATCATTTCCCCTGTATGCAAAGGATTGTTATCAGAGTTCGGGGCAACTGCAAATCCTTTTGATGGACAGACTAAAGTTTATCAATGGAAAGTAGATAGGGATGGAAATATAGTTGGCAATCAGCCACAAGACAAGTATAATCATGGTATCAAAGCCCTTATTTATGGGCTAATAAACCATTTTGGTTACAGTTTTGTTGCAGGAAAAAGCACAATTCGAGTAAAGAGATGGGGGTAATAGTATATGGCTAAGAAAAAGAAATTAAAAGCAAATGATATTATAGACAAAGTTGATATACATTACGACAATACTGAAAAATTAAGACAAAGAATGGAAGATGATTACTCATTATATCGCCTAGATCCTTACGAGGCAGGGGATGGTTATCAGTCTTATACTTCCAACGCCCCACAAACATACGCAGACAAGGTAATATCTTGGATAGTATCCTCTGAAATGGTAGTACGAATACCTAATGTAACAGAAAACAGAGAGATGCGAGATGCTAATAACAGGAAAGAAAAAGTATTTCTTGGAATGTTAAGGTCAGCAGACGAAAGATTAAAGAATACACTGAAACCTTCTATCAAAAACCAATTGGCATTTTATGTTGCTATTCGTGGTTGGTATGCAGGGAGAGCTTTGCTGACAAAAAGAGATGACGGGACAACCTATGTCGACATATCCCCTTGGGATCCAATGCACACTTATTGGGGAGTAGGGGCTGACGGATTAGATTGGGCTTGTTACAAAATACAGAAAGGAAGAACAGAGATAGAACAGGAATATGGAGTAAGGCTTAGTGGGGAAGCTACAGACAGAGATGATGAGGATTGGTTATATGTTTATGATTACTATGACAAAGAAGAAAACATTGTTGTTGTAGGGAATGGACAGGTTGTTAAGAAGGCAACTCCTCATGGATCCCCCAACGTACCTGTATTTATCGGACCTGTAGGGGCAACGCCTCCGGTACAGGCTTTATCAGAACACACTGATATAGAAACTACGATAGAAGACTTTGGAGAATCTGTATTCAAATCTTCTAGAGATGTATATGAAAAAAATAATTTAATGATGTCTATAATGCTTGAACTAACAGCTCGTGCAAGAAGGCAGGGGTTGAAAATTAAATCGAGAGATGGAAGTAAAACCCTTGACGAGGACCCTTACAAAGAGGGGACAGAAATTTCTCTTGCTCAGGGGGAAGATATAGAACCCTTAGGATTACTAGAAATGTCTAGAGAGACTCAGGGATTTATGGGAGTTCTTACAGGAGATATGCAAAGAGGTACATTACCTCACAGCATATACGGAGACCTACAATTCCAACTGTCAGGATTTGCTATCAATACTTTAAGACAGGGTATTGACAGTGTTCTTCAGCCAAGAATGGAAGCATTAGAAGATTGTTATATGAAACTCTGTATGCTTTTATGCGATCAGTATATGTCAGGGAACTTCAGAGCAATGGAGTTATCCGGAGTAGATATGAACAGAAATTACTTTGATGAGATTATTACTCCTGAAAGCATAGATATGGCTAAAGATATTCAGATAACATTTGTAGGACAATTACCACAGGACGATATGTCCAAGATGAGCATGGCACAAATTGCTAGAGAAGGACCCAATCCTCTTCTTCCTGATATATTTATCAGGGATAAGATCCTTGGATTGCAGGATACTGATAGCATTGATAATGCTATAAAAGAGCAGGAGGCAACTGAGCTCTTACCTGAAGCTAAGTTGTTCACATTAATGCAGTCTGCAGAGGAACGGGGAAGAGATGACCTTGCACAACTATACTTAGGTGAGCTATTATATATATTAAAACAAAAAATGATGATGAGGCAGCAACAGGATATGCAAAGTCAGCAGATGGGGATGCAGGGAGGAGGACAGTCTCCTAACGGAGCAGGTCCAACAGCAGACCCAAGGGTTATGCCCAATGCAGGAATGGGAGTACCACCTCCAACTCCAACTCCACAGTCAGGTCCTTTAGTTCCTCCAAATACCCCTAGACCAAACGCTAGGGGAATGGGACCATTATAATAGGAGATTAATATGGCAAGTGAAGCAGAGGTACGAAACGCTAAACTTAAAATCGAAGAAGAAGCTAAGGCGATATATGCAGCAAATCTACAGGGGCAGGGAGCTCCTATATTTGACGAGATGGGAAATTCTCTTAGACCTGCTAAAATAACTTGGGAAGAAGCTTTGGCACAGTCTAAGGCAAACAATCCTGAAGCTGTCAAAATGTCTCAGGAGACTGTAGATGTACTGTCAACTTGGGAACCAATTGGCGATATGACGTTAGAAGAACAGGCTAGGGAATTATCTAAAACAAAAGGATTTAAAGCAGATTTAGCAGAGCTTAGACTAAACCCTAAGCAATGGAAAGAGTCTTTAAGAAGTATAGATAAAATAACTAATCCTGAGAATCTTGGATTTTATTGGGATGCTCAAACTAATGAATTAGTAAAAGTGCAACTTCCTGACAGGGATGATGATGAAATAATATTACGAAGATTAGAGAAACAAGGGCTTACAAGACTAGACCCCGACAATCCGGGGAAGTTAATTTCACTGATTGATAAAACAGACCCTAGGTACAAAGCAGCTTTAGAAGGAGCTTATGTAGGGGATGTTCAACAGGTCCACGACCCTAATAATAATAGAAATGTAATGTACAGATGGGATGGGAAAGATTGGCAAGTCAAATCAGTGGCAGGGACAGAAGTTGATACTGATCCTTTTGCAGTCATGACTCCTCAGGGAGTAAGTGCTGCAATGTTTGACAGACTTGCCCCTAAATTTAAAGGTCAGGATGCAGAATTAAAATTACCACAACCTGAAGGAAAGGGAGGGACAAAACTTCCTGATACTCCTGAAGGTGGTCCACCTTCACCTCCTACGCAAGGTAAATGGAATCCCAATTTAACTAGAGATCCTGCAAGGTATGAAGTGGATTCATGGAGAAATAGAGATGTATTCTCCAACAGGCAATTCACAGGTACAGGACAAGCAACTCAGGTAAATCCTTGGGATGTAGGTGGATTGTTTGATCCTGATTTGGGAACCACTCCATATGATTACGCAACATTATTGCGTGATGCCAATATGCGAAATATTTCTCCAACATTTCAGCAACCTTTTCAAAACTATTTAGATCGAGCTCAATTAACTTATGGGTTAATGGATCCTATAAGAGCAAGGGAACAAGCAGCAGGGGGATTTGCAAACTTTATTTCAGGACAACCTCAGTTAGCTAGTGCAGACGAACTATGGCAACAGGTACAAAATTACATGGGAGGATATTCAGACTTAGATCCTAGGGCACAAGAATCATTAGCTGCCACATATGGAATAGGAGCAACAGATGCACAAGGAAAGGATATAGGTAGAGATACTAGGTACGCTTTAATGCAGTCTTTACAAGGTTATGATACTAATCCTTTCTTTCGACACGCACAACAAAGCAGACTAGCTAGAGATTATGCAAGGGCTTCTCTAGAAAACCAAATGTACAGAGATAATCCTTTAGCTTGGGCTTTAGAGCAAAGAACAGGATTTGTTGCCCCTCAATTACAACAGACAGGATTTGGTGGAGCATTACCTTCATATACTGAACCAAGATTTGATGCTGCAGGAAACATTATTAGAGAAGATTCTTATGATGTACATGGAGCTAGTCCAAATGAAAGATGGTGGTATCAATAATGAACATGGCTAATAATAACTACTCTCCTTTTAGTGACTTCTTAGAATATCAGCCACAGGCTGCGTATTATAGTTCTCCAACAGGGAAAACATTTGGACAACAAAGTCCTAATAGAAGAAGGCATTTTCAGGATTCATTTCAAAATTATTACAACCAATACCTTGGAGAACTTGGATCACAGTTAAGAGCAGGACAGGCTCCAACAATGAGGTTCCAAGATTACTTGTCAACTGATCCGTTTACTGAAAGATATACAGCAATGACTCCTCAATCAAGGGGAGAATACTCGCAACAATACAACCCTAGAACTAGATTTATATTCTATTAAGGAGATGTAATGACAACTCCTAGACGGACATTTGAGGATTACAACCCTTACAGGTATCGTAATAGATATACCCCTCCTCCACAACAACCGGCTATTCCCCCATCACCTTTTTCAATATCTAAGGGATTCAATCCTAGAAGGGAAGGCATTGGAGAATATGCAAATCGTTTCAAGAAACGTGTATTCGGAAGCCCTACGATACAGCAAGAAGAAGATCTAAGAAGATGGTATGAATCGCCTACTCCTGAAGAATATAAAGGAATAGGATTCCTTGATCCTACTCAAACTTTTGGAGAAAAATTTGGAACTAAATTAGTTCCAAACATTCTTGATTTAGGATTATCTTTTTGGGAAGCAGGAGACCCTGATACAAAGGCATCAGACTTATTTTCCAAGAAAAAAGAAGATGAAGGTTGGTTAGAGTATTTAGGACAGCAAGGGAAAAACTTTATGACACCCACTTATACTCCTCACAGAATGAAAGAGTATGATCCTAGTGATAAAAGCTTTAGTGCTAGACTCAATCGCCCTGTATATAATCTTTTTAAAGAGCATCTTCCTGCAGAACTAACAAGAGAAACTAGAGAGACATTTGCAGGAAAAGTAATGGCTGATGAGTTGCAAAAATCTCTTGCTAGGAATACTGCACTAGGAAGATGGTTAGGAACTTCGGGAGCATGGAGGGCTTTGCCTGAAATAGTTGATAAAGAGAGCTTAATGATTGCAGCAACTTGGGGATCCGGAGCATTACTTGGATTAGGAAAAGGTATAGTAATGACTCCTAAAGTAGTTTCTAATTCGTTATATGGATCAATATCCTCTAATGCTGCAAAGGTTGGAGGTAATAGTTTTATAAATAAAGCTACAGGTTTGGTATCAAAAGCAGGACCAAAGATACCAAAAGTACCAAAAATAAAAGGGGTAAGAAAAACAGCGACAATAATCAAGTCAGTTGGTAAAGCATTTGCAGAACCCATAGTACAGAACTCCCCTATAAAAGCTGCAGCAGCAGAGCTGACTATTGATTATGCAATGGAAGCAGCTTTGAAAGCAGGAGAAAATACAGCGAAGTATAGAACAAGTACATGGGGAGCTATCACAACAGGGGTTTTGTCAACAGCAGTAGGAGCAGCAGCTTTAACTCAAGCTATAAAAGGAAGACCAAGAAAGTTACAGCAGGTTTTTCAAAACCAAATTATAGAAGGACCAACTAGAGAGGGGAGATCTAATATCATACCCAATGCTGAAGCTGAATTAAATTCAAAATATATGGACGACCACACCACGACCTCTATAGATGAAAGTGCTAATATACAAAATCCTCATGATGGTATTTCTCAAACTGTTTGGAGCCAAAATATTCATAGAATGTTGACAGAAAAAGATATTAAGTTTACTCGTAAAAATAATAGAATATTCCACGCTGAACCAAACGAAGCCCCCACTACCTATTATCGTTACGACAAATTTGAAGACTTTAAAAAAGATATATACGATATGGATGGAGAGTTAAGAAAAGAACATCCGATAACAAAGAAATACGAGAAAGAACAATTGCTTGATTTGCAAATTAATAAAAACTTATGGGACTCTGCAGCTACAGTTATCAAAACAAGCAAAGGCAAACATGAATGGGTTGTAAAATTAGAGGATTTGAAGGAAAACATATCCACTATTGAACAGGATATAATGCCTATCATGGTAGATGCTGACGGAGTGGGGAATAACTTTGAACCGAATATTGATAATATTAGAGCTAATTTTAATATGATAAAAGCCTATCTTAATGACGACCCTACAGGCATCCACCCTTCTACACAAGCAGAAATTTTAAGATTATATCAGAACGAACAAATAATAAAAAAATTACTTGACCCTAATAACACTCATATTTGGGATTCGCACATTAAACCTTTGATTAAATATGAAAGAGAACATTCCCAAAAATTATATGACAGATTGCCTGAGAGAGAGAAAAGGCAAATAAGAGAAGCGTTTGCTGACAGATTTAATGTTTATGAAATTCATAAATTGCAAAGATTAGATCCTGTAAGTGATAAAACAATTGATGAACTTATATTTCACCCCTTTTATTATTTTGAACCTAGCACTGCAGGTAAGCAAGTAGGGTCACTTGGAGATACAGTAGAATATCATAAGTTTTTTACTGAGAAATCATTATTTGATGGAAAAGAAATTGATGAGATATTAGATAATTCATATATGAAAATATATGCTTTGTCTAAATTATTTAGAGAACACAGGTTGTACTTTAGTAGAGCAGATAGTTATGCTCATGTTGATGACTTGTTTTCTAAGAAAGAATTATATTATTCTCCCTTGGAATCAACCTCAGAGTATAGCAATAAATACCATGGATTTGCTAAATTACTAGACCCTGAATATGGAGTAACAGATAATAAAAATGTTACTAGGGGGTTAGAGTATCTAGAAAATATTTTTAATAATAAGGCGAGTGTAAAAGGGCGTAATGGAATAAGAGAAATATCCCCACACTTTGAAATGCCTGATACTATGCTATGGGGAAACAAGCATACTCAGTATAGTTTAGGGAATAATAAAGTAACTCAAGAAGCTTTAGATATGAAGATATTAATTCCTATACATGGAGGGGCAGGATATTTCCAAAATGTTGGAAAGTTACCAATAGAAGGAGCCCCTCATGCCCCATCTGAAAAGGGGTTTAAATTTAATTTTGATTTTGCTTTTAAGGACGAGCAAGCTGTTGAACTTACTGACTTTGCTTTCTCATCTCCGGTTGCAGGGCTCCATAGAATGCCATCTTATTTTGGAAAAGCCTTGGGTTCTCCATCTAGAAACCCTGATAGCAAATTATATGTAGGGGCTGTAAGTCCTGAAACCTATATACAAGCTCTTGGAAATCCGGAAAATTATGAATCTGTTACAAAAGGATATAGTATATCTACGGGAATGGGAGGAGATCAAACTACCCAATATGTGGGACATGGTGGAATAATTTCCAAGATGCTAAGATCAGGATGGAAAATGCAGGATGCAGTTTTACAAGTTATGAAAGATAACATAGATGCTCAGTGGACAAGATATACTACCACAGAGCAGGTTGAGGGAAGCTTTTTAGATAAGATGCTTTATGGTGGAACTACATTATTAAAGCTTAATCCTATGAGCAATGCTTCTAGATTTAGCAGAATATTTGCTAGATTAAATATAGCTACAGGAGGGAAGGATGGAATCCCATACGCTCTTGATGCTCATCATATGGAAAACAATCAGGATATACTTGCTTGGGGAAGGCACGAACAATGGCTGACTACAAGAACAGATCCTGATTCAGGGGAGCCTCAGTCAATATTTTTTATTTCTGAAATACAGGATGAAAAAAGCTTTTCAACTGAACATTGGGATATAGATGTACAAACAGGATTTGGCATGGGACCTATCCCTACAAACGAGCCATTTACATCTAAGCATAATATTAATGCTATTAAAGATGCTCAGGAATTTAGTGAAACTGAGATGCCTCAGATTATAAAACAAGCAACTGCAGATAGAAAAAAGTACGGATCCCCATTAGACAGACCCCTTATATCAGGAACCCCTGCTCAGGTTTTAATTAATATTTTAAGTATGATTA